TCCGATCGCCGATGTCCAAGGTGACACATGGCGACTGGTAGGCGGCAGCTCGGCGAGGATTGAGGGTGAGCTGGTCGATTCGCATTTTCGGGTCTTTGTATTGCTCGAGCCTGTAAAGAGCGGTATTGGCGACGAAGTAGCCGGTGTCGGCGGTGAAGTTGTCGATGTTCAGGGTGCGTTTAAAGTATTTGCCTTGGCTGGTTGTGTCGGAGGCGGTGAAAGTGGTGCCGTTGGGTTGAGTGACGGTGATTTCGTTGTAGATGTAACGGTCGTCGTAGGTGAGGGTGATGTCGGCGTATTTGATTTCTCCGACTCCTGGGTTGTCGGAGAAGGTGGCTTGGGAGGTGATGAAGTTTCCGGTGCCGTCGGCGTTGCGGTCGATGAATCGGATTTTGCCGTCGACTGACATGAAGAGGCGGCCTTGTTCAGCTGCTTCCACTTCTTTGAGGGCGTCGAGGAGTCCTTTGCCGGTTGTTTGTACGCCTAGGACTGTGGAGTCTCCGGTGTTGAGGTCGAGGCCGTCGGTCATCCAGTCGGCTAAATCGGCGAGAAGGGTGATTCGTTCGTCGGTGCGGGTGCCTTGAAGGTAAGTGCCGGCGCCTGTCTGATAATGCTTGAGGGTTGTGGCTTGATCTAGCAGAGAGTCCCACACTACGAATTCTTGGATTGAGCCGATGAAATACCGGTCGAAGTTGCTTACTGCTGTACCACTTTTTGCGATGGGGTAACCCAACGACAACGACTCATAGTTTGTGGTCGCCACATCAGTGTATGAAGTCTCCGATGTTGCTAATTGTCCGTCGACGTAGAGGTTGTAAGTGTTACCGAAAGAAGGGTTGGAGCGGTACGCCATAGCAATGTGATGTGGTTTCCCATCGTTGACAACTAGCCCTGATCCTTTGGCAACCATGGAGTTTGAGGTGCCTCGGTTTCCAAATTGTGCCGTTATGAATCCTCTGCCTTGAACGTCAACAACCATTCCAATGGTTCCACCATGAATGAAGTTTCCATGATTGAAGATTGCGTAGTTGCCATTATTTGCTGTGGTTGTAGTGATCCACATTTCGACAGTCCACTCATCGGTGAGACTGATTCCGCCTAGGGCGGCTTCAGTGCCAAGGACATCCCACGCTTGAAACCATTTATTGCCATCGAATGCCGATGATTTGGCTGGATCATCAACCAAGAGACCTTCGGAAGGTGTGCAGGTTGAGAAAGTTTCTACAGCTCCACGCCATTGCCCCGAAAATGCGTTCCACTGCACAACCTCAAAGCCGTTTGGTGAGCCTGCGAAGTCGGAGAGCCGATACCAGGCGGTCGGGGAATCTGCTGTGATGGTTGTGTTCCAGAAGGAGGGGAGTTTGAATTCGTTGAGGACTTTGAAAGCGTCGGTGGCGGTGACAGCCACTGTCGACTCGTTCGGCCAGGAATACGCTTGGGGCCATTGGTCAATGAATCCGAAGAAGATGGAGCGGATGGTGCCGCCGGCTGGGGTGACTCGGATTCGGATGGGGCGAAGCGGTGTGAGGTTTCCGTAGTAGGTGCCGGCGCTGTTTTCAGGGTCGAAGAGTCGGGTTCGGTTGTCGAGAAGTACCTGGCAGGAACCGGCCGAATAGGTGTCCAGTTCGGAGGAACGCCCCCTCGAGGTGGAGACTTCCCGGACGTGTTCGGTGATGTCTGTCCAGTTGATGGAGGCGAGTGTGGAGCCGAGTGGCACTCGTCCCGACCCAGCTGTCGTGGAGAAACCAACCTCGACTGTCAAAGCCATTCCGTCGAAAAGGATTTCACTCATGAACGCCAGCCTGGTCCGGAGCGGCGTTCGTAGCTTGAGATGGCTTCGACGATGGTTTGCCCAATCGCCGCTTTGTCGGCGGTGGGGGAGACGTTGACGTTGATGGTCACATTTCCTCCGCCACCAGCCATTGCTCCGCCAGCGTTGGAGAGGAGGGCTTTGTTGGTGGAGAAGGCGTCAACGATCTTTCCGTATCCGGAGGGGACGAAGAGTTCTGGGCCTTTCTCGCCGACGATGTATGGAGTGCCGGCATTCACAGGACCGCCAGTTGCTCTTCCGTCGGCGCTGCCAAATAGCGCCATCATTTCGGCAGAACTTAATTTGATACCTTGAAGGTTGAGAAGGTCCATCAACCTGCCTTTTGCCCTGTCCAAGTCGAGTTGCGCTTCGACGCGAACTTTGACGACTGTGTCTTTCAAACTCATAAGGAAGAGCTGATAGGACAACTCTTCTAGGCGTTTCCGGAGAGGGCTATCGGGGGCCAATGTGCCGGCTAGTTCTTTCAACTTTTCCGACTGCAAGAGGCTCGCTTCGGCTCCCGACAAAATCTTCCCTTCATGTTTTGCTTGGGCTTCAGCGGCGGCGACAGCAGCTTCCGCTTCCTTCAACATGGCTTTCTCCAAAGCCAATTCTTTTTTGGTGCGCTCGTCGGCTGTCAAAGAACCATCAGAAAGGCTCTTGTTGTATTCCACCAGCGCCTCTCGAGTAGCGATCTGGGCTTCTGTGTTGCTGATGTTGAGGTCGTAAACATCTTTCAGCTTGTCATATTGCGTCTCCAAAGATTTTGAGACGGCGTCAATCTCAACTTTCAAATCCGCTTCCGCTTCGGCCTGCTCTAAAGTTTTGCCTTCATTCAAACCCTTTTGAATGTTGAGCTGCCGGATGACTTCCTGCTGCTGGTTGTAGGCGTCGATACTGTTGTAGAGGGTTTCGATGAGGCCTTTGTCGGCGGCGCCAGTTTCGATAAGGCGGGCGATGAGTTCGTTTTGAGCGCCACCGGCTTCTCGAATTGTTTTGATTCTGTCCTCGGTTGCTCCTGTCACACCTTCCATTTGAAGTTGCAAAGTTGCTTCGACAAATCCCTGTTCCACCAAAGAATCTCGGTTGTCGTCGATAACGTCGGAGAACTGGGCGACAGTGATGCCGGCTTTGTTCAAATTGTCGATTTGGTTTTTGGATGCCAAGATGGCGCCGACGGTTGTTTGAGTATTGGCCGTCATTGCCCCATTAAGTTCATTGAAGGTGGGGATGAGGGCGTCAATGTCTTTTTTCACTGCCGCTTGTTCGTCTGAATAGGCCTTGTAGGCGAGTCCGCCGATAACAGCGGCAGCTCCGACGGCCAAGACTGCCGGACCAAGAAGAGACATTCCGCCGGCAGCGGCGGCAGCGCCACCAGAAGCAGCACTGGTTGAAATGTTCATAGACGCTATGGCGCCTTGTGTGCTGATTGCTTTGACTGCCGTGTCGGCCATGGCTGTCCCAGCGGCTTTCACTGCCGCCGAAGCTGCTGTGAAACCGGCCACCAGTTTCGGACCAATCAATGCCACCCCTGTCAAAGCAATCAGACCGGTTTGAACAGGACCGGGGAGCATGGTGAAAGCCTCTGCCACCAAGGTGATCGTTTTTTGAATTTGGGTGTAGATCGGAAGAAGCGACTTGCCGAGAGCCGCTGAAGTGTCTTCCATGGCTGCTGCTGCTCTTTGCTGCTGACCTTGGGCAGTATCAGCTTCTCTCGCAAACTGTCCCTGGGCGAATGCTGAGCGTTCCGTAACAAGAGCCAAAGTGGCTTGGCCTTTGGCGTATGCACTGACAGACGACTCGGATTCTGCCAAGCCCATCGAAACGGCTTTGGCGTTAATCTCAGAAGCCTTCAAAGCAATGCCGAAACGCTCCAACGGATCGAACTCGCCTCGAAGAGCCGACCCCAAAGCAGAGACAGCGTCGTTGGTGTTGCCGCCAAGAGTGGCCGCCAAATCGGCGCCAGTCTTAGTCAAGAAAATGGATTGCTTCGCTGCCTCTTCCGCTGAAAGCCCAGCACCCTTCAAAGAAGCGCCAAGGCGTGACGTCAAAGAACGAGCAGCGTTCTCCGACAAACCAACAACTTCAGCTGCACTTTTTGCGAATTCGTCGACACTGCCAGCAGCGCTACCAAAGACAGCAGCTGTTCCACCAATTGACTGTTCTAAATCGCCGGCCGCTTTGACTAGCTGTTGGGCGCCATAAAGAACAGCGCCACCGAAAAGGGCGGTTCGGAGGACATCGCCAGACTTTCTGGCGTTCTCGCCGAATCCAGCAATTTTGCCTTCCGCTTTTTGAAGTTCTCGGGCGAGTTGCGAGGAATCGCCGACAATGGCAACTCTGACTCCGCTTTTGTCACCGATTGCCATTTGGGCCTCACTCGTCCCAACGCTTCGCGTCCGGACCATATTCGGCGGACTCTCTGCGTCTTGTTTGAACTTCGAACATTGCGTCGAGGAAGTGGTCGGGTTCCTCTAAAAGTACGGACATCGAGATACCCGAGTCAATCGCCAGCGCTGCTACAGCGAGGGTGAAGAACTCGGGTCCGTAGGGGTTGGCTCTTCTTCCTCTACCGTCACAATGTCCACCGATTCGACGGTTTCAATCCAATCATCGAAAGAGACGATGTCTGGGTTGACTCGTTTCGCTGCACACCATCCGAAGAACCACAGATGTTCTTGGCGGACACCTTCTTCGGAGAACATGGCGGCCACTGGGATTTTGAATTGACGTTCGAACCGGATGGCGTCGGCCTTACGCCCTGGGGCTTGAAGGTCGGTTCCGTCTTCGAATGTGATTTTGTATTTTGCGAACATGGTCGGGCTGTCCTTTATCTGAGGGCGGATTGAACTGCTTTATCGACTGCTCGGCCAGCGGCCTCGACGAGTCGGTCTTGTGTCTGTCTGATACCTGGGTAGACGTAGCGTCCATACTTCACGATCGGTCGGACGATTGTTTGGTTTCTGCCAGGGCCACGGTTTCTAAGTGTGCCACCGAAGTCCAGCCACCCAAAGTATGGAGCGAAGGATGACTTGCCGCCGGCTACGACGTAGAGCGTGTTTCCGCCTGCCCTTGCTTTCAAAGTGAACTGGGCGCGTCCGGAAATCTTTGGGACCCTTTGCATGATGGCCGGAAGGGTGTTGACGATGATGGCGGCTTTGAGGTCTTCGCGTAGGACCGGGACGAGGTCCGGATGTATCTTTCGCAGATACTTCCGGACCTCGGCCAGATTGCTGATGTAGACCCCAGCCGGTAAAGCCACTAGCCGTTCTTGGCGATGGTGCTAGCTGCGCGCCAGCTGCCCGAAACGGTGATTGGGCCGTCGACCGGTGAATCGACTGAGAAGTCGAAGAAGCCGGTTCCGTACCAGTAGACGTTCGGAGCGTTGGTGATGTCTGGGTACAGGTAGAACTTGCGGGCGTCACCATCGACAGCGGCGGTGTAGGACTGTGCGGTTGCGTCGTCGAAGTAGCCGGAGAAGCTGCCCTGAGCGTCAGGAAGGCCCGAAACATAGACCTTGTTTGTGTCGCCGAATGAGGTGACTTCAGCGGTGTCGACAGCGAACTCTGCTGACCACTGCTTGAGGAATGCGACGGATGAAGGATTCGCTGCCGAGGTAGCGATTCCGAGGTAGAGGCGACCGTTACGGCCGTGGCGACGTGCCATTGGTTTCTCCTTGGGGAGTTGGTGGGGTCTGGGGTTCTCCGGTCACGTCGGGATGCTCGGGAGAGCTGCTACACATTCCAGCAGATGCCGGACATTATTGTCGAAAGTTCGGGTGGCGATTGCGTTTCGTGCCTCGAGTGCGACTGTTTGCCGTTCTGCCGGATGGTTCAGCCACCATCGTAGTTTCTCTCCGAACTCTTCGGGTGTTTCGAAGGTGGGCAACATGGAAAGAATCTGGTCGGATTCGGGGCGTGGTTCTCGGAGGAAGAATGTTCCTGTGGCGGCTAGTTCCACTTCGCGTGGACCCATTGCCCAGCCTTGGTCATGGCCGGCGGCGCCTTCCTTGCGGTAAAGGTTCGCTGAGGCATGGACTGAGGAGTAGAGCTGAACTGTGTGTTCGTTGGGGAAACAGCCGTTTTGGTCGTGGATGAGGAACTGTTGCAGTGGTGACTGGTCGTCGAGTGCCTGCCAGTTTCCGGCGAAGGCGACGTCGATTCCGGTCCAGTCGACTTGTTCGAAGAAGTTGATTCGGGAGGGGAAGGCGGTTCCTACCCATCCGAAGTCGGCTCGGAGATCGTCGGACATTGGGTGGCGGTAATGGATTTCGGGGTCGTATGCCTGGGGGATGTACCAGGTGTTGGGTTGGGTTTGGCGGAATGTGTCGAGGTTGGTGGGGTCGTTGATGAATGCGGCGTCGGCTCTGGCGGCGATGGGCTGTTGTGAAGGGTCCTCGTAGGGGGATTCTGTGAGGATGACTGCGATTCGGATTCCTCGAGATCGGATGATGTCGAAGGTTTCGGGTGGGACGAGGAAGGCGGAGGTGATGATGACGAGGTCGGGCCAGAAGTCGAAGCAGGTGGCGCGTAATTGTTCGCCGACCATTCGGGCGGCGATGTGTCCTTTTTCTGTTTCGGGGACTTTGCCTCGGATGGCGTTTTCGGTGAAGGTGATTCGGTCGGAGAGGTTGAAGTTGTGGACTTCATTGCCGGAGCGTTTTAACGCTCGGAGCCATCCGTTGTGAACGTCTGCGACAGAGAATTCGGGGCCGGGTTCTACTGTGAGGATTCGCACTTAGCCGAGAACCTCGAGGTTCACTTCGACTCCCAAGTATTCGATTCCGCCGATGGTGAAGGTCCCTGGATTGTTCCAGGAGGTGACGCGCGCTGAGTCACAGGAGCCGGAGAGGGTGGGGTTTGTGTCGATGGCGTAGAAGATGGAGTCGGTGTCTTGGCCGAGGAACTCGTCCAGGCGTTGCTGACTGTTCTGGTCGTCTGCCCTGGTGAGCATGACCAGGACGCCATAGTTTACGACCATTCCGTTGTCTAGGTCGGCGTCGTACTGTCCGGTCCCCAGGGAAACGACTGCTGCTGGCGGTTGGATCGTTGAGGGGATCCACTCGTAAATTCGGAGGTTGTTGATGCTTTCTAGGGCGTGTGTGATGCCTGCTCTTACTGATGCAAGGTTCATCCGATGACCAGTCCTTGGCCGCCTGCGCGTCGGTAGGGGGAGATGAGCATTTGGACGTCAGGGTCGAGGCGGGTGGAGACTCGGATGGCTCCGAATGCTTCTCCAGCTGCGAATCCTTCTGGGGTTTGCGCGCGTCGGTAGATGCGGGCGGATTGGATGAGGCAGGCTTGGGCGATGGAGTCTGGGATTGCTGCCCAGCCCCATTTGGCGGTCACTTGGACTCGAGGGCGTCGGCCGGTGACGGGAAAGAGTTTCGGGATGGTGGCGAGGATGCTGTTGTAAGGCTGATTTGAGATGCCACCAATTTCGGCGTTCAAAGGTTCGAGGATGTATTCGTCGGTGGACCAGGTCTGGTCGAAGGTGCCATTGTCGCCTGTGTCGGTTTTGATAATGAGACCGGTTGTCGTTGAGAAGTCGTCGACGACACATCGGATATGGGTGTCGGCGTAGTAGACGCGAGCTGAGACTGTACTGTCGAGGTAGAAGCGGCGATTGGTGAAGGCGTCGATGGTTCGGGAGGCGACTTCGATGGCTGCTTCCATTTGGGCGTCTTCAGCGGTGCCGTAGTTCGCCGAGGGGAACAGGTAGGCCTTGAAGTCGTTGAGGGTGGTGTATCCGTTGGTGATGGTCATTTCGTGGGACTCCATTTTGTTCGGAGGCGGGTGACGTTTTCGGCTACGGCTGACCAGCGTTCCGAACCGGATTGTGACTCGAGGTGAGTGACGGTGGCGTGTGGATCGTAGACGTTACGGAATCCGGCGTCGACGGCTGCCAAGCATAGGTCGACGTCTTCATAGCCGTTCCAGTATCCCTCATCGAAGCCGCCGAGGCTGTGGAAGGTGTCTGCTCGGATGGATAGACAGGCGCCGGTGATGGCGTCGACGTCGATGGGTTCTGAGGACCAGTCGATGGTGAGGTTCCATGCTTCGAGTCCTGGGGGCCGGTTGAAGTCGATGGCGACTCCGGCGGATTGGATTTGGCAGTTGGGGTAGATGAGTTTGGGGCCGACGATTCCGACAGTGGGGTCGTCGAGGTGGTTGGTGTGGGATGTCCAGTTGGGGTGGACGATGGTGTCGTTGTTGAGGAAGATGAGGCGGTCGGCTGTGGCATGGCGGGCGCCTTGGTTGCAGGCGGCAGCGAAGCCGAGGTTGTGAGGGTTGGCGATGGTGGCGAGTTTTTCGGTGCCGTCGGTGGATCCGTTGTCGACAACAATGATTTCGTCGACAGGGTCGTGGCGGACAATGGAGGCGAGACAGTTTTGGGTTAGTTCGAGGCGGTTGTAGGTGGGGATGATGACTGCGATGGTCATGGCGCCGGGTCTTCTATGAGGCCGGTTTCTTCACAGAGTTTCCGCCAGGTTCCCCAGAGGGTTCGGTCGTCGAGTCCGCCGAGTTGTCGCCAGTGCGCCCCATAGGTGGAGTGGAGGTTGGTGGCGTTGAAGGCGGCTGCCCCGTTGCGGGCTTTGGTGACGAGCTGTTCGAAGGACCGATACTGGTAGTGGCGGTAGTTGAGGTCGGCTGCTGGGATGCCGGGATGGTTGAAGACGAAATGGTTTCCGAAGTCGACCCAAACGTCGGGGTGATAGCGGAACGCTACTTTGCCCATTTTTTGGGGGGATTGGCGGCGATGTCGGATCCGTTGAAATGGTGATGTTTCGGTGGGGTCGTCGTCGTCGGTGACGATATGGTCCCAGCCGGTGGCGGTGTAGACGTCGGCGTCGGCTTGGTTGAAGAACTCTTTGAGGGTGCCGTCGGTCCAGTAGAAGTATTCGTCTGCATCGAAAGGGAGAATCCAGTCGGCTCCGAATTGACTGTGAGCCATGTGGGCTAAGGCAGTCATTTTTTGGTCTTGGTAGTAGCCGACTTCAGGGTCTTCGATGACTGTGACTTTTCCGGTTCGGGTGAGGGTTTGGAGGAGGAATCCGGTGTTGTCGATGCTCATGTTGTCGGCGACGATGATGTGGTCGACGCCTTGGTCGAGGAGATGTTGGATTGTCCAGTCGATGATGTCTTCTTCATCGCGAACCATGGTGACGGCCACAAGTGTCATTTGATTCTCCTGGCGGGTGTTCCGACCCATGTGGAGTTGGGTGGGAGTTGCTGTCTGGGGAGGACGACTGTTCCGGCGCCGATGGTTACTCGAGGGCCGAGGGTGGCGAGGTTGGAGATGACTGCTCCGGCTCCGATCTGACAGCCGGCGCCGATGGTGACGTCACCACAGATTGTGGCTCCTGGTCCGATAGTGACAAAGTCGCCGATTTGGGCGCGTGTGATGAAGACGTTTCCGTTGATGTGGCTGTGTCGCCCTACACGGGTTTTCGGGCCGATGGTGGTGTGTGCGCCTATTACTACGCCCGGATGGGCTTGTAGGGTCACATGAAGGGCCGCTGAAGGGTGGATGGCGATGGCGGCTTTGGCTGGGATGTCCATTTGTTCTCGGATTCGGCTGTCGTTGTGGCCGATCAAATATTCGTCGAAGA